AGTCACAGTTGCCGGGTCAATTTCAGGACCAACTTGTAGAGTACCTGATGATGGTTTCCACATAAACGTTTTATAAAACAATTTAATGTTACTATAAGAAGTGTCTTTGTTTGTACTATTCGTCAATTTGTGGTCAACACATCTAAAAGTACCTTGTACAGGAATATTCATCTTAACATTATCTAATGTTACTATTTTTTTACCATATTTTTTTTGACCATATAAACGACTAATATCATAAGATATTCTAGTTTTTGGTGAATTAGGGTCAACACCTCTAACCATAAACACCACTTGTAAATTATCCGAATCAGGAAAATATTTTCTAATTTCACCAATACAAGCATTACCTCCTGGTGTTTGACAAGCAACCCCTGAAGCCGACGAACCTGTTCCTCTAAGAGTATTATAATACCTAACACCTGCAACGGCCGGATTATTTGGGTCACAAGATGTTGTTACCATTCTATAACCCCCATTCAAAACTCTTGAAAAGAAAGAATTAGGTAGATTTGGTGAACCAATTGTTGTTGTAACATCCTTAATGTATGTGCTAACAGGTACGCTATGAATTACTTGAAAATATTCAAGGTCTATCGGAAATTTGTGATAACTAGTTGCTGAGTCTCCGGTTACACTATAGATTACGGATAAATTACTTCCACCTGTACCATTAGGGTTCGCATATTTAACCTCAACATCTGTTTGATTAATTTTATCATTACTATTGTAAGGTAATCCGATAGTACTACCTGTAATACTATTTGTTCCCAAATCATTAATTGGTGATACATTAGATAAATTAGTGTCAGTACTTTTCTGAGGGTCGACCGTTGTAAATAACGACCCATCACTAAATGTTGACGCCATATCAGCATCAATTAACACGGCGATAACATTATCTAAGTGATACTTACCTGTTGGTACATCATAACTCCCATTAGGTAAATCACCACCATTAAGACCCGTATTAAATCTAACCGCAATTCGATTAACACCACCACCCGGATTTGTCGTATCATCAGGTTCAAAATATTTTGCCTTAGTGTTAAATAAATTAAATCTTTCGTGCCAAGGTAAGTCAGTTGAGAAGGTTCTCTCACAATCACCTTCAGCTAAACTAGCCACATCAGTTGGTGCCCCTTTAACCGAACTATCCGCCGACGGACCCATTTGAACCCCACTAATAAAAACGTTATCATTACCTTTACTTGGCATAAAATTACCATCCTCACCATCGGTTTTATTAAATGGTCCGTTATACTCACCACTAATAATGATATTCGCATTTGCCGAATTTGGTACTTGGATAGGCCCTGTTGGACTTGGAGGAGTGTCTTTAGGTGGTTGTGGGTCACAAGCACAAAGTTCACAATCAGGATAAGTTATGTTAGGTAAATTTAACGACGCCTCTTTACATTTCTTTTCTAACGCATTGTATAAGTTAGTCAATTCCGTACATCTTTGACCTGCAAAACCTTTAAATGGATACCAAGTAATTGCAACAATAGAGAAACCAATTCCTTTTAACCAACAAAAAAAGTCTTTTAACAAACCAATAATCGGTTTTATAACCTTACATAAAACCCAAATAAATAAATGGAATAAAAATATTACAATGAATAATAACGCATACGATATTAACATTAATATTTGGAATAATATGAATATTATATCAAATCTATACATCCCGTCATTTGCGGGAAATTTGTTGTTAGTCGATTCACAAGAATCATCAAGTATATTTTTAATTGAAATTATCCTATTGTTTGAGGCTCCTCGTCGATATTCACTAATTAATTGAGATACCGTATAAACTTTGTTATATTGCATCTCAAAAAATCTATCCTGACAATTAATCGCCTCAAGAATCATATTTTGACCTGTTTGTGTTAACACCCCTACAGAATTTCTTTGACCATAATCTTCCCAATCAAGACTGAAAGCATATGACGATTTAGCAGCTCGACCTCTATCCGTCGTGGGGACCGTACTATCGTAATCACAAGGATTATCAATATTACCAAAACTTTGTCTCGAAGCAACCGACTTACCCGTTAATGGGTCAGTCCCATTAGACGTTACCCAACCATATTCTTTAATATTTGGAACTAAGAAATTTGCACGTTTAACTCTTTCCCCTAAATCATCAGGTTGATTCCAAGATATCTTAAATCGGTATTTACCTTTAGTCGGGATACCCTTTTTAGGGTCATTTGAGATTACTTGTTCACCAAACTCGTTAGTTACCACATAATCTAAGTTCATTGGTACGTCAAATAACCAAGTACCATTATCATCAATCACTTGACCACCCTCTTCTAAATCCGCAACCTCTAACGCAGGTCTACCATTAATATCTGTTCTAATCGTTTGTCGAATGGCTTGAATTTTACCAGGCCCCGAAACCAAACTACATAAAGAACCACTCTTTAATGCCGGTTTACATTTAAGTTTTAAAGATTCATCATCATTCGATGAAATTAATGACCCCATAAAAATCGAGGTCGGTTGTATATTGATATTCTTTTCGGCTGATAAATCAAAGTCAGTTCTTGTAATACCTAAATTACATAATGTCTCATCACCCCATAAAGGTTCAACTTCCAATGTTCGATTAATCGTAATAATTTGTGGTAATTCATTAATATTTGTTGATGACTTAAATTTTGTTCCATCAACTTGTGCGGGTGTTGCAACCCCCATTCTTATTAAATCTTGAGGTGATAATGAAAAATCACCAATATCTGATAAATCAACATTAACTACGATTGTCTGCGAACCAACAGGAACACCAAAAATCATATAATCACCACTTTCGTTAGTTATCGCATTGTATTTATAATATTTGTCATAAATCTCAATTTTGGTTTGATTAGTTAAAACATCTTTTCGAGTGAAAAATGAACCCGTCGGAACGTGGTTACTATAAGATTGTTCTGAAGGTAATAGATTGTATCTATAACCAATATCATTAACTTGACTTAAAGTCTTATACGGATATAAGTCCGCGATAATCGGATTGTTCGCTTCATCATCACTTGATAGTGGGATGAAGATAGATACTTTAGCGTTAGGGACTCCAAAACCATTGTTAATACTAACACGACCAACTATGACACCATAATCAGAACATTTTCTTGTATAAACCTCGCTTTGTAGTAATTTTAACGATAAAATCTCAAGGTATTCGAAATCTTGGTCAATTCTAACTTTAATTGATTTGTCAACACCAGGGGTTGTTCTTATTCTATATGAATTCGACATTTAATTCTTTTATAATAAATAGTTTATCTGCTATTTTTAAAAGATAAATGATTAAAATTCAAAATAAATCATCAACTAAAATTAGTTACCGCTAGATTCTTAACACGAATATTAATATCTTTACTTGGATATCTAATTTGGTAGGTTTGACTTGGTTGTGCAAATATAGTGTCATCAATCAATTCAATCTCTCTTGTCTCACTATCAGCGTATCTTTGTGACGTTTGTGATGACGAATATTGACCCCCAACTTTATTGAAGACCTTAATATCTGAAATTGATAACACCCCATTTTGTGATTGTAGAATTCTTCTAATTTCCGAAACGTTTACGTTCTGTCCCATTTGTCTATTACCCGGCTCAAAATAATCGGACACACTATTAATGATTTGTGAAATCACAGAACCTTGATTCTGACTACTATCTAGTACAACATCAATAGTCACACCCAAATCAATAACATTTGCGGTTTGGATTGAGATATAGTCATTCATCATTCGATAATTAGATAAGTAATTCGCCACATTATTTTTTAATGTGTCAGAAACAATTTCAGTTAATTTTCCTGACTCATCATATGATAACATTTTAATTACAACTTTGTTGTTTTCTTCCGTAATAGCAACTTTAGCGGGAGCCCCAAACAATGAAGGCATTGTTCTAATTAAAGAATCGTAATCACTAACTGTAACCGCTCTATTTTGAGCTGAGAAGTTAAACGCCACTAAGTTTCTAACTTCTTCCACAGTTGGGAAATCAGCCCCACCAATTGCCGCGGTAACGTTGTTACATCTTAATGAATTAACTACTGTTGTATTAACTGACTCCGATGGACCATTCACAAAGAAAGAAACCGTTCCAATTTGTGTTATAACATTAACACCAAGGTTAGTTGATGTTCCCCCACCGATTCTATACTGAACAAATAATGTTGAATTAGATTTTAATGTACTACCTAACGCTAAGTTATTAGAATATTTATATAAATTCAAATTATAACCATTTCTCGCAAACTCTCTAAGTTGTTCATCAGCCGATTGACTACCACCACCGAACGTCATTTTAAAGAAACCTTCAGGTGTGTATTCTGTGATAAACTTATCACTCGTCGCCATATACTTACCAACTTTAATTCCAGGACTATCCGATACTTTAGTTGGGTCCTCAACAAAGACTCTATCTTCCGCCAAGGCTTTAACCTCATACCATCTGTTATCTAAACCAAGGAATTCACTATTTGATGGGACATTACCATATTGTGTTCCGTCTTTTAACAACACACTAGTTACCCCCAATACATTTTTCTCAGGTAAAAATAATTCATAAAATGGTTTAACATCGTTAGGTGTAATCACTTTTTTGAATACCTTTGTTGTGCCATTTACAATAGTCTCACGTTTAGTGATAGTATAATTAATTAATTTGTTGTTTGAATCGAAATTCGGTATTTTAACCCTATTTGGAAATCCATCACCATTAATTGGGGATGCAAAATCAATATCATAAACCGTTTCAAAGATTTGTCCCGCACCATTCACTTGAGAACCTCTTCTCAAGATACCACAATAACGTAAATCTTCTTTATCTCCGTAGGCAGGAACCGTAATTGAGAAATCAATTAAAGCAACCGATGGTCTTTGACCCGGAACTTTTAAACCATATGTTCTCGCAATATTATAAATTGAAGACCTTTGTTGTGCGTATTGTAACACTGTCTCTTGGATACTTCTATCTATGTTAAATTGTAAGTTATCTGTTACCGCAGCATTTAAATCCAATAATACGGAGAATACTGACGCGTCATTAACATTATCAATTAAGTCAGGGTAATAAGTCCTTGTGAAGTTAATTAACTCAGTTCTTATTGATTGGTAATCCCTTGTAGTGTACGAAATTTTCTTATTAGCCATATTATAAATTTATAATCACAAAATCACTTGAACTAAACGCATCGTCGTTTAACAAGTAATCAATTTTAATTTTTGCGGTATGTTCTTTAGTTCCAATACCAGGAACTCTAAAAACTCTCTCATCATTACCATTAACAAATGTCCCCATATCCTCTTCAGCATCAGATGCTGCCGTTACTGAAATATTCGTAATAGTTATCCCCGGTATATACTCTTTTACCGAATCTCTAATTTCCGATTCAATCTCAGAAAACGTCGGACCATCCATTGGTTCAAAAATATACTCATATAATCTTGTTCCAAAATCAGGTAAATAATATCGTGTACCCTTTCGTGTTAATAAAAGGTGTATCAAATTTGTTCGTATCTCTTCCTGATTACTTTCTGATAAATCTAAAAATTTACCATCATAAGAATCTCTAAACGGAAAATTAATACCATATGTTAATCCATTTGCCATATACCATAAATATAATGTGGTAATAATTTTTTTGTATACAGATATAAAATAAAAAACTCCCGACAATGCCGAGAGTTTTAAAGTATTTTGTTTTCTTATGAAGAACAACCAAAACATTCGAATTCAGAATCCGCGGGTTTTGCTGGAACAACATCAACTATTGGTTTTTCATTTTTAGGTTTTTCTCTTTTTGAGACATCAACCGCCAAATGTTTCGCTCCTGTTGAAATAGCCTTTGTTCTAATATAGTAACTTAACGTTTTCAAACCTTTTTCCCATCCGTGGAAGTGTGATGAGGTGATTTTTGATAATGTAGGGTTACCCATATAGATGTTCATTGATTGTGATTGGTCAATAAATGGTGCTCTGTCAGCCGCCATATCAATCAATTCTCTTTGAGATATCTCCCAAATTGTTTTGTATTTCAACATTAAATGTTCAATACGTGTTACTTTTTTATTGTAGTTTTTATCTTCAACATCTAAGTAATTATTGAAATTAATGTTTTGAATTGACCCCTCATTTATAATGATATCATTTTTTAAATCTTCACACCAAATTCCGATTTTTTCGAAATCTTGAATTAAGTATTTGTTTACGATTAAAATTTCACCACCAACAACACGTCTGTTAAATAACGCTGAGTGTGCAGGTTCTGTCATTTCAAATGACCCCGTTATCTTCGCTGAAGACGCTACCGGCATCTGAGCTGAGAATAGTGAGTTACAAATACCATATTTTTTAACACTATCTTTTAATGAAGACCAATCCCACATTCCTGATAAATCATCTTCAGTTAATCCCCACATATCAAATTGGAACACTCCTTGAGACATTGGTGAACCTTCGAAGAACTTATATGGTTCGTATTTTTCCTCAATACATAATTGGTTACTTTCTGTAATCGCCGCGAAGTAAATTGTTTCGAAAATTTGTTTGTTTAATTTTCTCGCATCCTCAGATGTAAATACATAATCCAATAAGTAGAATACATCAGCTAACCCTTGAGTTCCAATTGCAATAGCTCTTTGTTCTAAACCACCTTTAAGTCCTTTTTCAGTTGAGTAACTATTAATGTTAATAACTTTGTTCAAAGTTCTTGTTACTTTTCTAACCTCATCAAACAATAATTTGAAATTGAATTTACCATCAACGATGAAGTTTTTCAATACCATAGAAGATAACGTACAAATCGCAGTTGTTTCCTCATCAGTGTATTGGAATATCTCAGCACATAAGTTAGATTGGTGAATAACCCCAATGTTTTGGTGGTTAGTTTTCTTATTAGCATTATCTTTAGAACATAAATAAGGAACACCTGTTTCAATTTGTGACTCAATAATTTTAGTCCAAACTTCAGTTGCACTTACTTTTTTACCAAGACCTAACTCAATCGCTTTTGCATAGTTTTGTTCGTATTCATCACCATAAGATTCCTGCAATGGTTTGATACCCGCTTTCTTAATATCGTTAGGACAGAACAAATACCAATCGGAATTATTCTTAACCGCTCTCATAAAGTTATCAGGAACCCATAATGCAGTAAACAAGTCTCTCGCTCTTAACTCATCTTTACCTGTATTCTTTTTGATATCCAATAAATCAAAAATATCTTTATGCCAAGGTTCGATATAGATAGCTGCACTACCAGGTCTTCTACCTTGTTGATTAAAGAATCTTAATGATTCGTTAACTATTTTAAGATACTTTAATAATCCACCCGCAAAACCACCTGAAGTTGTTATACGACTTTCTTTACTTCTTTGATTTGACATACATAACCCAATACCTGCAGCATCAGAAGAATACGTTGAAATGTCATTTAATGTCCCTAACAACCCTTGTCTTGAATCTGAATTGTTGTAATGTAATACACAAGACGCTAACTGAGGAATCAATGTCCCTGAGTTAATCATAATAGGTGTCGCTTTAGATATTCTTTGTTCCGACAATGATTTGTAATAATCAATTGCTTCATCATAAGAATCTGTTACCCACAACGCAATTCTCATATACATATGTTGTGGTCTTTCAATAACTTTACCATTTGGTAATTTCAACAGATACATTTCTTGTAATGCTTTCCAAGCGAAGAAATCGAAGTTATAATCATTTTCGTGATTAATTATCGAATCAATATTACTTGGTCCGTATTTCTCAATTACACTCATTAGATTATCGTGAACAACACCTTCAGTATGTAATATGTGCATAGTTTCACTAAAACTATCAAGAGTGTCTTTATGATATGCTGAGATAGCAACTGACGACGCCAATCTTGAGTAGTCGTGATGACTACCAGTGTATGAGGACGCAATCTCATACACTAATTTATCTAATTCTTTTGTTGTAATATACCCTTCAGTAGGTAATGACGTTGTTACTTTAATGAAAATCTCATCAAAGTTAACATTAAGACCTTTCGCCGCCTTCTTAACTCGGTTGTAAATTTTTTGAGGATTAAATGATTGTTTCTCCCCGTTTCTTTTTTTAATTTTTAATGACATCATAATGATTAAAATAATTTATTAAAACTCGTCAGTGAACGTAATTGACTCATTCAATTTCGCCTTTTGGTATTCAAGGGTTCTATTTTCAAAGAAGTTACCTTTAGTTTCAACCGCAATCTGTTCCATAAATTTGAAAGGTTGTTCGACATTAAATTCTTTACTACAACCTAACTTATATAATAGACCATCCACTACAAATTCTAAATATTGTTTCATTAGATTTTGATTCATACCAATTAAAGAAACAGGTAGTGATTCGGTTATAAATTCTTTCTCAATTTCTAACGCTGAAAGTAAGATTTCTTTGATACGTTTTTCACTTGGTCTGTCAACAATATGGTGGTTTAATAAGTGAATAGCGAAGTCACAGTGAAGATTTTCGTCCTTGAAAATCAATGCGTTAGCGTCACATAAACCTTGCATAATCCCTCTTGATTTCAACCAAAATATTGAACAAAATGAACCTGAAAAAAATATTCCTTCTACCGCTGCAAAAGCAATTAAACGTTCTTGGAATGATGCGTTTTCAATCCAATCTAAAGCCCACTTAGACTTCTTTTGGACTGCAGGTAATCTATCAATTGCGTGAAAACAATCATCTTTTTCCTTAGAGTCTGTGATATAAGTATCAATCAATAAAGAATAAGTTAATGAGTGTTCATTCTCCATCGCAATTTGAAATCCATAGAAGAATTTCGCCTCAGCATATTGAACCTCTCTTGAGAAGTTCTCAGCGATATTTTCATTCACAATACCATCTGACGCTGCGAAAAATGCCAAGATATTTTTAATGAAATATTTTTCATTATCTGACAAATTTTCCCAATCTCGAATATCATCACTTAAATCAAATTCTTCAGCCGTCCAAAACGCTGCTTTATGGTCTTTGTAAAATTGCCATATATCGTGGTGTTGTATTGGGAACACCACGAATCTATCAGGGTTTGGTTTTAATATGTTTTCCATAATTAATTATTGTTTTTCTTTTTTTGTTCTTCTCTCTCTTTTCGTTTATCCAACAACTCACGAACTTTATCACGTTGTTTTTGCTCGTTTTGTTCTTCAAGACCTAAGAATGTTACTGACGTTTCAGTATCAATGTCTAACATTCCGTTATCAAATTTACAATTCTCAAAAACAACACCATCGTCACCGATACGTGATTTTGTAATTGCAATAGTCGCCAATTTCATTTCTTTCTGTTGTAATGACTTAGCAACAGAAATAATAACGTGACCAACTTGAGCCTTTTTAATTGAACCCCCCATTTGGTCAGTTGTTACAACTTCAGACGAAATTGAACTTCTATTACCTTGAGTTGCGGTCCAACCAACTAAATTTAATTCGTGACACATCGCTTCGAATGCTCTCATTACAGAACCTTCAGACTTCCATTCGTCACCCAAATTCTTATCAGGTAATACACAATCAATATAATCTAATGAAATCATATCAACCTTAATACCATCAGCAATCATTTTTCTGACTTGGTTCTTGATTTGTAACATTGTTATCGTATCAGACGGAAGTTTCTTTAAAATTAACTGATTCGGCATTGTTGTCTTAATCTCGTTAACTTTAAGTAAAACCTCATCTTTACGAGTTGTTAACTCATCAGGATGTATCTTAGTCCACAAAGTTATGTGTTTTCTTTGAATAATCTTAGGATTATCTTCAAAAAATAATTGTAATACGTTATACCCAAGGTTAAACGCGTGATTTGTGATTTTAGTCATCAATGTAGTTTTACCCACACCTGTTGGTGCTAATACAACTCCGA